TCTGCCTTAATAGCATCCAGTACGGCTTTTCGGTCATTGGCACTTTTAGTCTCAAAAGAAGTAATAGATCCTAACGCACTTTCGGCAGTATCAAAGGAACTGGCAGCAGCGTCAATAGAGGTTTTCATAGTATCTAAACTAGAAAGATCTATGTTACCTACGTCCGTCCCTAATTGAGTTAAAGTAGATACTACTAAAGTACCGTCATCGTTTAACTGAGCCTTTACTTCTTCTCCGGCAGCGTTAGTAAAATCAGTAATTAACTGACCATTTGAATCAAACACCGTCATTAAGTTTTTAAACTCGTCGTCGATGTTAGTTTTTATTGCGTTATCCATATTGGTAACGCCAGTCTGTATTCGACCAATCTGGTCTACCAATACTTTCTGGTCGTCTGTCTGAGCTTCGCCTACAGTAGCTATACTAGATGCAATAGAAGACAAGCTAGAGTCTCCTACGCCTAAATCCGAAGACAGTCGAGTAGATACTGCATCGACTACTTGTGAAGTGGTGTCTTGGCCGCCGAAAAGATCCGAAACGTCGCCACCTAAGCCTGAGATACCTCGAGCAGTGTCTTGCGCTAAGTCTGTAACCCTAGCACCTAGAGGGTCTACCGTAGTTTGTACTGCGTCTACTGCGGCGATAATTGCGTCAGTATCTACACCTAAGTTATCTAGTTTAGTAACCATGTCTAGCTGACGGGTATCTAGCGCACCCACCGCAGTCTCTACCGCGTCTACAGTAGCTTGTACGTCAGTTACCTGTCCGCCTACTCCAGAAATATCACCTGCAATGTCCCCGAACTGACCGGAAAGGTAGGACTGTTGATCCGTAAAGCCTTTACTAACTGCACCAGTAACTGCACTCATATCTAAGCCTGAGCCTAGTGTAGTTTGGATTCTACCTATGTCTGTGAATAGATCGTCTTGACCTTCTCCACCGTAACCTAATGCTGCTAGGTTGGCTGCACCAGCTTCGTCTATTTTTGTCCCTAAAGATGTACCTAGGGCAGAGATAACTGAGCTTAGATCCTGTCCTTCTGGAGTAGTGTAGCTAATAGTACCGTCCGGATTAGTCACCGCTTCCATAGTAGAAGTGTCTATTCCCATAGCCCCTAAAAGAGTCAATGCGTTAGCTACATCTTGTGATGCTAGGGAGACAGTTTGATTTAAAATGTCGTCTCTAATTTGCACTTGGCCTTGTACAGTAGCGTCTAGATTACCTGCCTCGAAGCCTGTCTGCGATTGATAATAATCCAAAGAGGTCTGCTGATCTGCCACACTTCTATCGTAGAAATCTCCACGATTCTCACCGGGATTGTACGCGGCAGCTATATCTTCAAAGAACTGGTTAGTTTCGTTTGGGCTAATTGTTTCTTGGTCTATGAACTCTTGAGTTTGTCCGGCTAGGAAGTCTTGATTTTCTATAGTTGCCTGAGCGGCATTAGCGACTGCGGTTCCGAGGTCCCCTTGTTCGGCTTGTTGCGCGAAACTTAGGGCGTATTGTTCATACTCCGCAGTTAAATCTGCCCTACCTTGTGCGGCTTGCGTATGGTCCGGGTAATAGTACGGTGCACCCATTTTGGCGTATGGCTTGATGTACTTTATAGTTTTGCTTCTAGTGAACCCCGGAATAGTGTATGGGGTTCCCGCTTCAGTTGTTCTGGTGTCAGAAGTCCATGTACCTGTCATAGGGGCCGAAGTGGTTCTCTCCGAACCGCCGGGACCTCTTACACTACTTTGTGGATAACTCCAAGTTACTGCCATTTCTATTTCTCCTGAGCTAACTGATTAGCTACGTCTGTTGATCTTTGGCCCACTTGTCGGGCGTAATTAGAATCCAGTAACTCAGCACCGGCTTGGTCGAATTGACCGTCTTGTATATAAGCAATTGTTTTCTTAAACTGTTTGAATTTAGAAATACCCATGTTAAACACTAAGTTTATAATGGCCTCTTGTCGTAGGGGAGTTAGTCCTGCAAACCAAGGGAACTGAGCGGTACACTGCTCTTGGCATTTCTTAATATCATTTTCTAAAAGGTAGGATGCCTCTTCTTCAGATATACCTACGTCGTCTAGATTCCTGCCTACACCAATTGTTAATTTATCCGCAGTGCAGTGATACGGCTTTAGCTTTACGCCTTCGTGTATCTTTAGCTGCTCTACTAATCTTTGTTTATTTATCATCTGGTTTGTGACTCGCACCGAAGTAAAAAGAAGTAATAGAACTAACTACACCTCCTAAGTAACCTAAAACTAAACTAACGATAGTGTCAGAGTTAGCGTCAGGCGGCTGGATAGTTACCATGAATATGTAGCCTACAAAGCCGAGTAAAGATACTAAAGCTACAATGCGAGGAGTCCACTCCCCTTTGTGAGCCTTTCGTGCATCCTGTACGTCTTTAGCTTCTAAAGCAAAAATGTCTACTTCTAGTTCTGCTAGCTTAGTCTCAAAGTCTAGTTCAGCCTTTTTAATTTCTACTAGCTGTTCAGGGGTAGCAGACTGCATAGCAGTTTCAATAGACTTAGGGTCGGACTTACAGCCCAATACAGCACTGATAGCTTGAGCCGCAGTACCGCCTAATGGACCACCTAAAGCAGTCCCTAGAGTAGGAGCAATAGCCCCTATTACATTTTTAATTGCACTAAAATTCATATATTTACCATTTACTCTTATCGGCCCAATACGCCGCAGACATCTTGCCTTTAGCTATATTTTTGCCATGTCGTGCTTTAAAAGACTTACGCTTGGCTTTTGTAGCAGCAGACTCGCCCTTCTTAGGTTTACCTGCTGTCTTTGCACCTTGCTCGCCGTAGCGAATAGTCTTAATCTTGTCCCCTTCTTTAGCCACAACAACGTGGGACTTCTTAGGGTGATCTGGGGTACGCTTAGGTTTATTAAAGCCTGATACCCCTGCCCTAGCTAAACGTGGGTCTTTTTTCTTAGGCATAACTTACCCCAGTGGATTACTATTGTTTTTTAGTGAGTTTAGTCTCGAACTAAGGCGCGTAATTTGCCCTTCAAGCCTTTCAATCGTGCTTTGCAAAGATGATATTCGGCTTTGATTAACACTAACGCCGCTTTGTATTTCGCTTGTATCTTGGTTTTGAAGCCCACTAACAGTGCCTTCAAGTCGCTCAATAGTTTGGTTAACATTTTTAATTTCTCCTTCCAAGGTTGCTATAGTTGAAGAAATACGACCTACGTCACTATTAGACTGAGTAACTTCTAACGTAGTCAGTCGCTTCTCCATAGTACGGATCTCTTCTACATTGTAGATCTCAGACATAGAACCTTCTAGCTGAGAAATCTTTTCTTCCATTGTGGCAAAAGACATAGCCACTCCACCTAGAGCGGAAGCTATGCCGATCCACGTTCCTATTTGCTCTGCATTCATTGTGGTATTACCTCGTATACTGGGGCTACAGGGTCAGGAAAAAATCCCATCTCTGTATGTACATTGTCTGTCCAAAACTCATCTTCTACTCCTACAAGTACGCCACTCCAAGCTAGGTTAAGTTGATTTAAAAACATACCGTCTATACTAACTCCAGCTTGGTCGTAGAAAGCCTGTACTGTACCCGTCATTTGAGTAACAAAAGTAGTAGACTCTATAATAGTACCTTCGTACTGCTCTAACATATTCTTAGTACGACTAGCTACTACCATACCTTCTATACTTGCAGCGTACTTATCACGAGTATCTTGCTTAATCTCTCTCAGATCGTTATCAGTAGCATACTTTTCCATACCGATCTTAGTTGACTCATCGGCAGCCTCTATTTCAGCAGCAATAGCGGTAACAGTTGCCATAACCTGTGCCTCTTCTATCATTGCCTCTTTCTGGTCGTCAAATTCAACTTGCTGCTCTAGTATCTTATCTTGTAGCAATAGACCAGTAAGGTGCTCTTGTGTAGACTCAGACAAAGCCTTTGAGTACGCTAGGTTAAATGCGTCTAATTGGCCTTGAGTAACGTGATACTGTTGGCCTGTATCTGGGTGTACTATTAAAGTACTTCCCGTTTCCATATTCGCTGCCATCTGCGAAATAAAATTGTTTGCCTCTGGACCTATGAGGCTATCTATGACGGCTGTGTGGCCCTGTAGGTCTGTTTGCGACTTTGCGCTTGTAGACCACAGGCTTATCAGGCACAGTGTCAGGGCGGTTACGGTAGAACGAGTATGCGTCATCTGATATTAATCCTTGATTTGTGGGACATGGTGTTCCCGATTCATATAATGCCCACCAAACTCTATGGTCTTGGCACATAACACTTACTGCGGCAACTTTTAGGCCTAATGCCTGTAGCTGCT